ATGAAAATCTATCTCTACGATACCGACACCGATTGCATAGGCTCCGGCACCTTATCATCTTCCTACATCCAATATCAATTAGAGGAAGCCGCAGGTGAGGATGTCGAGGTACATATCAGCTCAGTTGGCGGCAGCGCGTTTGATGCCATCGCTATTTACGATCTGCTCAAAAAATATCCGGGCAACGTAACTACCTATATTGATGCGCTGGCCGCCTCTGCAGCTTCGGTGGTTGCCATGGGCGGTAAAACAGTGGTCATGAGCAAGTACGCCCTGCTCATGATCCACAAACCCATGGTAGGCTCCGGTGGCAATGCCGATGAGTTGCTAAAAGATGTACAGATGCTCAACATCGTACAATCGCGCCTGGCGCAGATATATGTGGATAAAACCGGGTTGGACGGAGTTACAGTTAACAGCCTTATCAACTCCGTCACCTGGCTATCCGCAGATCAGGCGCTCGATCTTGGTTTTATTGATCTGATCGAGGATTACAGCACCGATATCACCAATAGCGCCCTAATTAAAAACTATACCAACACCGCCCCGGCGGTTTACCAGCGATGCATAAACAAAATCTTAAACAAAAACACCAATAACAACATGAACATGGAAAATCAGCAACTTATCGAAAAAACAACATCGGTTTTGGATAAGATCATGAACTACTTTAAGAAAGTAGTGAACAAACAAACCATTACCGACAAAGGCACGCTGCACCACGCCGGGGCTATGGACGAAGGCACCGAAGTATACCAGGATGCCGATATGACAACCCCGGCAACCAGCGACACCTACACAACCGCCAATGGCAGCCAAATTGCCGTAAAAGGCGGCCTGGTGCAAACGGTTAGCCCGCCATTGTCTGATCCGGATGCCGATCCCGATCCGGATAGTTTTCAGGATGATGACGATGACATGCCCGACAGTAAATTCACAAAAACAAAAGCCGGCGATGTGCAAAACAGGATCAGATCCATCAAAGCCAAGTTGCATGCCCAAAACGCCCTGTTAGGAGAAGCGCAAGCCGCCCTCGCAGCCGCTAACGCCCGCCTAAGCAAAACCCGCGAGGAAGTAAAGAACGAGATCAAATCAAACTTCACGCCCGAAGGTTCCAAACGCAGCAACAAAGCCAAAACCGAACAAACACCCTTCTTCGCACCAACCAGCACACTGGCTAAAAATGCGGTAAAAAAAGCAATCTCTAAATAAGTAGTAAGTATATAGTATCAAGTACGAAGATTCTTTTCTTGACTCTTGAATCTTATCTCTTGATTCATCTTTCACCTGTACTTGATACTTGATACTAACTACTTGATACTAAACTAAAATCAATCAAAATACCCCAAATTAAACAATGCCACAATTTACATTTACAAACAACACCTATGCCGGCGAAGCGCTGGCCGGGTTTATGGCCAGCACGCTGCTGGAAGCCGATTCGGTAAAACGCGGCCTGCTAACTGTTATTAACGACGTAAAATCGCGCAAGGTGATACTTGATGTTGATGACGATGTAGTACTGCAGGATCCATCAGGCATATTTGCCGATCAGGGCACAACCGCCCTGCAAAACGAAAGCTACCTCGACCCGGTAGTATTCGAATTTATGAAACAGGAGCAATGGGACAAGCTCATCCAGTCGTGGGAAACCCAAAGCCTTAAACCAGGCGCGTTCTTAGATTATGAAGGCGTGGTCGACCTGTCCGACTTCATGGTGCAGCGTTACCTAACCAAAATACAAATAGCTAACGAGCGTTTGTACTGGCTGGGCAAATCGGCCACAAAAGAGGCAGCTTTTACTGCCGGATTCACCGGCTTATTGCCATCTATTGCCGCCGCAAGCGGTGTTTACAAAGTAGGCCTGGGTAAACCGGCAACATCTATGGCTGCAACAGCTATTGATGCAACAGGCCTGGTAACTGTAGCCGATACCTCAACCCTTTCCGACGGCGATGTGGTAACCATTACTGATGTAACCGGTACCAGTAAAGACACCACCAACGGCACACCGGGGATAGATATAGACGGGCAATCATATTTCATACAAATAGCCAGCGCCACAACCTTTAAGCTGGTGCGTAACTATAATGAGATAAATACCCGTAAGGCGGCAACTTTTGCAAGCACATCTACCGAGGCTACAGTTAGCTACATTAATGCCAGTAACGTATTATCAGTTTTAACCGGCGTTTATGCACAGCTTGATCCTGCCGACAGAAGCCAGGACGATTTTAACCTGCAAATCCCTTTACACGTAGGTTATGCCTATGCACAAGCGCAGGCCAACAAAGCAGTTAACGTACTTAATGCCTTTACCGATAGCAAAAAGATGGATTACCTGGGTGTGCCGCTGCAATTGATGAACCACTGGCAAGCCAATACCATATTGGGTGCACGTACATCAAACCTGTTTTTAGGGGTCGATCTGCTGGGCGATGAGTCTGAACTTTCAACAGTTTACATGAAACCCTACACCAATGACAACGTAGTGCGCATGAAAGCCCGTATGAAAGCTGCCGTAAACTACAAATTCGCTAACGAGATCTTCTACCTGAGCGCTTAAGCGCAATTACTGATTGAGTGAATGAGTGAGTTAGTGAATATAAATAAAAATCACCCATTCACTAACTCACTCATTCACTCAATAATTTAACAATCACTAATTCAATAATTAAAAAAATGTCCATTTACAATAAAATAAATGCAGGGTTCAGTTTAGGAACAGACGAACCCATCACCGCCGGTATTGAGGATGTCATATACATCTTTAACCAGGATGATATCAGCCTAACATTTGATACCACCAACCCGCTTATAGTTACCGGCCTTACCGCTGTTGCCAGCGCAAATGTTTACAAATTCGAAGGCACAAACAATAGCTTCAACACCACTTCTAAACTGGCCAAAACATCAGTAGGCCCACGTTATACCGAAGAAATTGACTTTAATATTGCCGGTTTATCAGTTGATATTAAAACACAATTACAAGCCATGGGCTATGGCCGTGTGTGCGCCATAGCGGTAAACAATTACAACTCCAGCGATTCAGCTATCGAGTTATTCGGTGCCGTAAATGGTTTGATATTAACCGATGCCGAACGCAGTGCAGCCGATGATACTATGGATGGTGGTTACAAATTAAAACTAACCAATCCCGATAAATTAAAGGAGCCTTACCCACCGCGTGCAGTATCTATCCCGCCAACAACCGGCTCCGCAACCTACGCAAGCACAATTGCTGCCATCGAAGCTTTGGTAGCTGCTTAAGTTTATGGTTGATGGTTCATTTTGATAGCAATTCGACTATGAACCATCTATCTGAAACGAATACCATGAACTATGATCCATCAACCATGAACTATAAAATCAATGACTAATAAGAAATATATATTGAAACCCGGGAGGCACCAGTTTGCCCCCGGTTCGCACGCGGCGCACAATAATGAAAGCTTAAGCGATGAAGAAGCCGAATGGTACCTGGAAAAGTACCCACATATAGCATCATTGTTTGAAAAAAACGAAAATGTTGAAACGTTGGAAAATGGTAAGGTTGAAACGTTGGAGGATGAAAAGTCCGGAATTTCAGAAGATAAATCTGCAAATCTAAAACAACAGTCACATAAGAAAAACAACGACCTCACCGAAGAATAACATCATAACCTTACAACATTTAATATTACAACAACAAAATGAAAACCTACCTGCCGCAAATTGAACGAAGAATATTAGTAAGGCCAAACCAAACCTTTGGCATACTGAATTACGATATGGATAATGCCTATCCGCAGCGCATGCTCGAACTGGTAGCCGCCTCGCCTACTGCTAAGGATTGCTGGAATAAAAGGGCAAAATTTATAGCCGGCAACGGTTTCGAACAAACGGATCTGGGCAAACAGGTGATTAACGGCAATGGCTTAACGCTTGCCAAATTATTAAAGGCTATAGCTACAGATAAGGCGCTGTTCACCGGCTTTGGTATTCATGTAAATTATAATGCCAATTTTAAAATAGCATCGGTAAACTACATCAAATTCGAAGATATCCGCATGGGTGATACAGATTGCCCGGACACTGCCGGTAAATATGCCATCTATTCTGATTGGGGCCGCAAAACCTGGAAAAATATCATGCGTAGCAAGATCACTTTCCTTGACAAATACAGTCCCGATCCTGCAACTATTGAACAACAGGTAATTGATGCAGGTGGATGGGAAAGCTACAAAGGACAATTATTTTACTTTAACCCCGAAGTAGATGATTATCCGTTGATAGAAGCCGACAGCGTTTGGGAGGATTTTGAAACCGAAGCAGGTATTAAGATATTCAACAACCGCGAGGTAACTACCGGGTTTTTACCATCAACCATGCTTTTCATGCAATCGCGCCGTGAGGAGGCTGATAACAGCCGCCCGGATAGTGATGAACAACATTATTACAATACCCCATCGCAACTAGAGAAAGATCTGGGTGCATTTCAGGGGGCCAAAAGTGCGCAAAAGATCATTGTTATTGAATATGAGGATGAAACCTCAAAGCCCGAGTTTCAACCTTATGCTATCCAAAATAACGATAAGCTGTTTGAAATAACTGAGAAATCAGTCGAGGCACGCATCATTAAAGGCTTTTCCATTCCAAAAGAATTAATAAATTCTGATAAAATATCAGGATTAAGTAATGGCAGCGAAAAGAAGGAAGCGATAAAAGAGTTTAACGATAATACCGCTGCCGACAGGCTTGAACTATCAGAAACGCTGGCCGAAGTATTCAGTCATTTCTATACGATTGTAAATCCAATCGGCAACTGGAATATCATACCCGTTCCGGCCAATGTAGCCGATGATAATGCAGGCATTCTTGCCGGAACAAGTATCAACCAGTTATTACTCTCAGGTATACCTGCCGAAAATAAAATAGCTGTTTTAGTTTATGGTTACGGCTTTAAACAAGCAGAAGCCGAAGCAATGGTGTCTCAACAGTGAAAACAAGTGCATTCAACCATTCACTAAATCACTAATTCACTTAATCACTAACTCATAACCATGAATCAAATCTATTTGATCAACCAGATCACGTTTCAGAATTACGAAGATCTTTCTGTAAACATAAAATCCGAACGCGTAAAGGTATTTGTAAAAAAAGCGCAGGAACTTGATCTTAAACCTTTTTTAGGCCACGCCTTGTATTACGACTTTATCCAATATTTTAATACAGATGGCACGCTGATGGATAATACACCGCAACCTTACAAAGATCTGTTAAACGGATCAGAATATCTTGACAAATACGGGCATGTAATATTGTATGAAGGGCTGTTACCCATGCTGGTGTATTTCACTTTCGCCCGCTTTATTGAGGCCGATGCTATACACTACACAGCCACCGGCCCTATAATAAAGCACCATGACAATGGCGATACCCTTTCGCCACAAGAGATTACAAAGCTTGTTCAACAGCAACGCAGTGTAGCAAATGCACATGCCAATGAAGTTGAAAAGTTTTTATGGGATAACCGTACCGATTTTCCACTATGGCATTACAATGATAAGAACAGGAGTGCCCGGCAAGCAGGCCCACGCATACGCGGGATCGATAAAAACGATTTCAATTATCCTGGTGACAGCTGCAGCCAAAACAATGGCATTTTACCAATTAATGAATTTATAAACTGATGGCAGATAAAAAAATAAGTCAATTACCGGTAGCATCCAGTATTGGCGCTGCCGATGTTTCCGTACTTGTAGGCAGTGATACTGATTATCAGTTTTCATTCACTACCCTGCTTGGCTTTGTTGCTTCAAATTTATCTGTCGGATCAGGCATTTCATTTGGTATTGCCATACCTCAAAATACTATAGGCAATAATGGCGATGTATTCTTAAAAACAGATACAGCATCACTTTACCAAAAGATTAATGGGGCATGGGCGCTTGCTTATACAATACCCACAAGCGCTGCTGGCCCAGATGGCACATTATTATATGGGGATGGTATTCCCGGCGCCACCATTGGGGCAGATAACGACAGCTATATTGATACCTCTACCGGTATATTCTATTTAAGAACGTCGGGTAGCTGGGCACAAGTATTTTCAATGGCCACAGGCCCCCAAGGCCCCCAAGGCCCACAAGGTACCGCAGGTATAGATGGCACAAACGGAACCAATGGAAAAACCATTTTGAGCGGCACAACAAATCCATCTAATAGTACCGATGGTGTTGATGGTGATTATTATATCAACCTTTCAACCTATTACTTTTTTGGCCCCAAAGCAGCAGGAATATGGCCGGCTGGGTTTAGTTTAATAACATCAATAACCTCCAATAGTTATAATACGCCGTTTACCGCAATTACAGGACTTACCATCATGTGGCAAACCGATGTTGTAACAGATACGGTTACCTATGCAGCATTATTTGGCAATACTTTGTTTACAAAACCCACTGTATATGCAAAAGGAATTATTAACACAGATGGCAGTTATGAAGTGAACAGCATTGATTATAACCTGACGATCACCCTATCTGCCGATGCAAGCCAGATCATCAAATTAACCTTTGACTGGGTCACCCCACAAACCGGAATTATATCTTTTTAGTTTTTTAATATGAAAAAATACATTTATACATTTATATTTTTGCTTATAACATTGTTTGCAAACGCGCAATCAGATCCGGCGCCCACCACCTCGGAATCTTCATCTCTTATAGGCTTCAGGCAATTAACCGGTGCCGATACACAACACTATGCTTTTCAAAAAGATGGCTGGATACTATTTGCCGGGCGTTCATGGGTAAATAAGCACTTTTTACATTTGGGAGATAGTGCCAAATTTGTTACGCCTTATTATTTCAATACGCATCCCGGCATAGCAGCAACCCATTACGCCGACAGCCTGAAAAATCAATTACTAACTGGTAATAATAAGTATATGGGTGTAGATACAGTTTATAATGGATTGGTAGGTTTTGGAGGTGTAAACTGGGATGGCTCGCCAAAATCACTTTTTGGAAACGGCGGTCTATACTTCACTGATAGAGGGGCCGATAATACGGATGAAGATGCGGCTGATTTTGGTGTGGATAACTCGGATATGTTCTTTCAAAATCCAAATATCCCTGATAGAAGCTGGGCTTTATCATTTGAGCGATACGGCAGCCAATACCCGCATGATGGAATGTGGGGTGTCATTATAAGTGGCAACCCGACAAATTTTATAGACACACTTTATTCTCATATAGCCCCTAACGACCCATATAGTGTTATGAACCGCAGAAGCGCCGATAGTTTATATGCTCATATTGGAAGTGGGGTATTATCTATTAATGGACTAAGCGGAACAGTAATGATTGAACCATCTAATACTGACACTACTTCTACAGGTTTTGCAACACAAAAATCTTTGTTGCCATATCTTACCAAAGCACAAATAGTTGCATCTTATCAATCAAAAATATCCATAAACGCTGGCGACTATCTACCTACAGCCTATATAGACAGCCTTACCGATGTTACAACCTACCTAAATACTGCCTTTGCAGCCGTTCCTGCATCAGGTGCAACAGTTTACTTACCAAGTCATAAGTACATCATATCTGGTCAATTAAATATTCCGCCGTTCGTCCATATTATAGGCGATGGTGGATTAGCGCCTTATTCAGGCACCAGCGGTACGAGCCCATCAGGTATATATGCGGGGGGTACATCTGTTATCATACAGACAAGCCCGACGGCGAATGCCCTTTATATAGCAAACGGGAGTGGCGTAAGTATAGATGGTATAACAATCAAAAATGCAAGCGCAGCAACGCCGACAGCTGGAGCCGGGATATATATAGCCAACAACGGCAACTCATTCCGAATGCACAATACTTTCATCGGTTATTTTTACAATAATTTTTATGCCTTATCTCTTAATGAAAGCCGGATAGAAGGGTGTCAGTTCGTAAATGATATACAGTATAATATGTATCTCTCCAATACTATAAACGACGAGGGCGATAACGATATTGACGATAACTGGTTCAATAGTTCAAAATCCTCTACCGCCATGGATATTTATGGCGTTTTTGTAGGCGGTTTGCGTATTAAAAATAATAAATTTCATATTGGCGTGGGGCAACGGACAGGAGGATATAAAGCGAATGCTATTGTACTTGTATCGAATTCAACAACTTCTGATGTTCAAATCCAAAATAACAGCATTGAAGATTTTAAAAATAATGCAATCAATATCTCTAATGCATCAGGATTTACATTGCAAAATACTTTAATACAAAACAATCAAATTTCAAGGGATACAACTGACAATGCAAATGATGTAGTGATAAATAGCTTTGCTGCCGGAAATATAAACAACGTTAACTTCACTGGAAATACAGTAACCAACGTTGGTACTTATGCAAGCTTTAAGGCAACGAATTGCAACAATATCAAATTTGATATGGTCACAAATTCATTTAATAATCAAACAGCAATTCTTGACAGTTTGGTAAGTTGCACTAATTATGCAAATGTTGCTCCTTATTTAAGTTTTGCACCAGTTCAAAACGCTTTTATAGTAGGTTTAAATACGCCAGTTGATTACGCAACTGGAAATTCAGGTTCAGTATTTCCTTTTACTTCGGGTGCCGGGCAAGGGAACAAGGTATTCGAAACGAGATCAGACGGCGTTTCTAGAGGTTTTTATTTTGTTAATGGCTCTACACTTGCCGTGCAGGCTGGTCTATTTGGTACGGGTAATTGGGTTGTGGGCGGATCGGGTCTAATTGCTGGGACAGACCCGGGATATAAAATATATGCGGGCAGCCCAGGAACAAATGGATATGCCGGATTTGGCAGTTTCGCCGTAAACGCAAGTGGTATACCTAATACTTCAGCCACACCTGCATATAGCACAACAGGTACAACCATTCCTAATTTAAGTTATTTGGGTACTAATTATGCTCCATTAGCAAGCCCGACTTTTACGGGTGTTCCGGCAGTACCGACCCCATCAAGCAATATTAACACAACGCAGGCGGTAAATGGTGCATGGGTAAATACTTACTATCAGGCTAAAGGTGCGTTACCGGGGCGTACACCAATATCGGATGTTAACTATACCCAACTATCAACCGATTATTTAATGGCTTATACCACACTCACAGCAGCGAGAACTGTAACGCTTATTGTCATTACAGATAAGCAAACTATTATGGTAAAGGATGAGAGCGGGAACGCCGCTACTGATAATATCACTATTAACGCACCATCAGGCAAAACAATAGATGGTGCCAGTAGCATAACCATCAATACGGCCTACGGGTTTAAAAAATTGTATTACGTAGCCTCATCAGGCAATTATTTCACTAATTAAATAAAAATATTATGACAACAATTACATCAAGCTTTTTAAGCTTAAATATTAGAGATATAATCCATGGGTTAATAATGGCTGTGGGCGGTGCTGTATTAGGCATTATTACCGGATCACTACAAACCGGCAACTTAACCTTTAATTATACAGCCATTTGGCATGCAGCAGCTACCGCAGCCGTTGTTTATTTGGGCAAGAAATTCTTTACCCCATCCCAACAAGTTAAACCTGTTCAATAATGGCCGATTTTCTTAAAGCATACGAAATAACCGTTCTCGGCAATGAGCGTGGTTACAATCCCGGCATTGATGAAAAAGAAACCTATATGGGTATTGATCGCGGAGCAAACCCCGGCTGGGATGGGTGGGTTATTATTGATGCTGCCAAAAGGACTAATCCCGATATGACTATACCCAAAATGGACATACTGCTTTCGCAGAACATATCCCTGCAAAGCAATATTGAAAATTTTTATAAAATTAATTACTGGGATCCTGTAAATCTTACCCATATAAATGACCAGCAATTAGCCAGTAATCTTTTTGATTGTGCTGTTAACCAGGGTGAAGGCCTTGCACGCAAGTTTATGCAAATTGCCTGTAACTATGTAATAACAACAACAAAGGCCGCAATAGAAACCCTTACCATTGATAAAATAATTGGCCCGGCAACATTAATCGCAATTAATACATTGCCACCGCCAATGCTTAATGCGGAAATAAATGCAGAAAGAGAAGCCAGTTATCGCTCAGATAGCGGATATGCAATCTGGGGCAAGATTTGGGAAAAACGGTTAACAAAATATACATAAAAACAATGACAGCTATTGAACATAAAGAGCTTAAGGGTATTACGGTCAAAAACATTATCGTAACCGTTGTAAGTACAGCAAGCATCGTGGCATCGGTAATGACAACATATTTCAACCTAAAAAACGATATGAACGAACTCAGAAATCGCCAGGAAACTACCGACAGGGTAAACGAAATAAGATTAAAAGTATTAGAAAGCCAGGTAAGCATCTTACAACAGGAAGTACAGGAAATTAAATACAAACAAATAAAATAACATAAAATATCATGAGTTTAAAATCATTTTTAACTAAAATTTGGGCAGAAGTGCAAGGTTTATTTGACGGCATACCTACCGAATTGAAAACTGCCATTCACATAGGCGTATTAGTAACAGAAGCTATAAAAACATTTGTAGATAGCCCCGCTGCAGATGTATTGACAGCAATAATTCCGGGTGATGCAGACGATGAGATCAAGGATCTGCTTCGGGCCAAATTACCCGGAATACTGGCTGAGCTAAAACTGGCCGATAGCTGTGCAGGTTTAACCGACCCTGCACAGATCACGGCATGCGCCATAAAAGTCCTTCAAGGCTTAGATGGTGATGTGAGTAGTGCTTTCCTTCACAGTTTATCCATCCTTATTTCGCAGGTAGCTTCGGATGGAAAATTATCATGGAGCGATGGCGTTTATATTCTGGAGTGGTATTACCAGAATGAGTATAAAGCGACTGCTTAATTATTGTGCCCGGAACGAGATTCGAACTCGTACATTCTTACGAATGCCACCCCCTCAAGATGGTGCGTCTACCAATTTCGCCACCCGGGCATATAAATCGAAAGTCTTAAGTCCAAAATTCTCAGTCATCTACCGACTTTTAACTTTCAACTTAAGACTTTCAACTTTCGAATAGATGTGCCCGAAGAGAGACTCGAACTCTCAAGAGACAATTCTCAACGGCTTCTGAGACCGCAACGTTTACCAATTTCGCCATCCGGGCATTCAAGTATGCATAATAACTTTCGGCTTTATACATACAGGGCTGCAAATATACTTTTTTCGATCAAATTGATGTTCAAAAAATATAAAAAATGATGACACCTTGTAACTTGTACCGGTAAACCTTACTTTAGGTAAACTACTCAGGCTTTATGCAGATGATCATCCGAAGTATTTTCATTCTTATACTTGTCTTTTTTACAATCAGTTTAAAAGCTCAACACATAACATTGCTTCAACAAGGCAAACCAACCAGCATCCGGGGTTTATCGGTAGTTGACAATAAAACGGCCTGGATTAGCGGCAGCAAAGGTTATATAGCGATAACTATCGATGGCGGCAAAAACTGGGTGTGGCAACAGGTTAAAGGCTATGAACAGGCAGATTTCAGGGATATTGAGGCTTTTTCTGATAAAGAAGCAATTATAATGAGTTCTGGCACTCCTGCATTAATATTAAAAACTATTGATGGTGGTGTAAGCTGGCAATTAAAATACCGGAATATTGATACCACGTACTTTTTAGATGCAATGGATTTTGCCGATACTCACCATGGATTTATCCTTGGCGACCCGATTAAAAATAAATTTTTACTGTTTGAAACCAAAGATGGCGGAAACACCTGGAACAACCACGATGGCCCGGTTGCCTTACCTGGCGAAGCTGCCTTTGCAGCAAGCGGCACTTGCCTGCGCATTACCCCGGCAGGCAATATTTTTATAGCTACAGGCGGGGCAATTGCTGAAGTTGATATGCCTAAAATAAACGGCGGCTGGGATCATCATCCATTACCTGTTATAAAAGGGCAGTCAGCACAGGGGGCATTTTCTATAGCTATAGGCAAAAATCAATGGGTTGTTGTCGGCGGAGATTACCAGCATGATAAGTACAGTGATTCTACCACCTGTTACTCAATTGATAGCGGATTAATATGGCAATTAGCAAACACATCTCCCGCAGGCTATCAGTCATGTGCTGAATATATTAACGGCGCAACCTTCCTCTCAACCGGCACACCCGGGTCAAATATTACCAACGACGGCGGCAAAACATGGGCGAAAATTGATAGTACAAGCTTTAATGTTTGCCGCAAAGCAAAGCACGGAACATTAGTTTTATTAGCCGGAAATGGTGGCAAAATCGGTATTTTTCAGCAGTAGTTTACTGTCTATGAGGCGCTTATTACCAGCTTACAAATAAAATAAAATAAGCCTTGCACACAAAGCCCAATACTCCTATATTTGCACCACTTTAATCGGAAACGAAAAAGTTGATTCCGTAGCTCAGCTGGTAGAGCATAACACTTTTAATGTTGGGGTCCTGGGTTCGAATCCCAGCGGGATCACAGAGCAAACACAAAGTACCAGGGTTTGCATTCGTTTTTTGGCGTAAGAGCTCCTTGAAAAAGGGGCTCTTTTCGTTTAAACGCGGTTTTTAAGTTTAAAACCAACTTTCTTCAAATCCATTCCTCCTGTTTTTTCAAAAATTTCAATGCAAGTTAGTTCAATCTAATTCCAAGTAATCGGTAACCTATTCGGTAACCTATACCTTTTACCGAAATTAGGTTACCGAATTTATTCTGGTCTATTGTATCAGTTTGATTTTCAGTTTAAAAACGTATGGTTTTATTTTTTAAACAAAAATCTCATGAAAGTAAATGAAGATCTATCAATTTTATTTTGGCTGAATCGCCAAAAGGCATCTAAAGACGGACAAGTTCCAATTTGGGTGAGAATTACCATTAATGGCAACCGCGACGGTTTTTCCTCAGGAAAAAAAATACAACCTGACGCATGGGATGAAAAGGCTGCTATTGCTACAATGAACTGCCCGGACTATAGACTAATTAACAGCTATGTAGCCAAAACGAGGGTGGAACTGGAACGGCATTATAACCAGCTTGCCGCTGTTAATAAAAGAGTAACCGCTGCAATGGTCAAAGAAGCCTATATGCCTAAACAGGTTTTACAAAAATCTTTAATGCAGGCTTTTAAGCTTCACAATGATGAATTTGCAGAAAGGGTTAGCAAAAACAAGGGCACAAATGGCACTTTGGCGCGATATGAGCGCTTGAAAGATAAAGTCCAGGACTTCCTTAAAAAGAAATTTAAGATGGCGGATATGCCATTAGAAGATATCGAAATGGTTTTTGCAGTTAATTTCTTTCATTATCTCACAATGGAAAACATTGGTGATAATACTGCTATGAAATATGTAAAAACACTTAAACAGATTATTGATCGCGCAATTGATGAAGGATGGATAAAACATAATACGATTTCAGGTTTTAAATGCACCTATGTTGACCCTGACCGAGAAACGCTTGAAATGCATGAGTTAGTTGGAATGTATAAAAAAGAAATAGCTGTAGAACGTTTAGCTGAGGTCCGAGATGTTTATGTGTTTTGTTGTTTCACTGGTTACGCTTATGAAACAGTTTATAATCTTGAGCCTGCTAATATTTTTAAAGGTTTAGATGGCAAACCCTGGATCACGAAAGACCGGAAAAAAACAGGTGTAGAAGAAACCGTTCCATTATTACCAATTGCATTGGAGATTATCGAAAAATATAAAAGACATTCTTACTGTGTGAATGAAAACAAACTGCTGCCGGTTAATAGCAATGTTAGATACAATGCTTATATAAAAGAGGTGGCTACAATTTGTGGAATTAAAAAGGAACTTACCACGCACACGGCAAGACACACGTTTGCTACTACGGTTACTCTTGAAAATGATGTACCCATTGAAACAGTAGGAAAAATGTTAGGCCATAAGGATTTACGATCTACTCAAAAATACGCTAAGATCACCAAGAGAAAGATCAGCAATAATATGCTGGCATTGGAGAGCAAAATTTTTGGAGAACAGGGACAATTGACGAATTATTAAACTCTCAGCACTTCTGAGAGTTTTAACGTCTTGTTAAGGAATTAGTGTCACAGAATATTTAAATAATATTCTGTGACATTCTTATAAATAATACTTTTGCGAATAAATAAAAGTTCAAATTCTATAAGGAATTATAAAAAATTGATGCTTATTTGATAATCAAATAAATTTCGAATCGCTATCCCAAAACGAACTTTTGGATATATCGCACGAGCTAAATCTGTTATATAAATTCGATCTTCATTACTGATCTTTTCGCCAAATATGATGGATTTAACAGCAGAAATAGGATACTTAAAAAGTTCGCCTGAAAGTTCATTTTTCTCAGAATGAAATATAAGCCGCATTTCTTTTTCATAACACCATTCAAGTGGTTTAACACCCAACTGTATTGAATATAAATTAAATAATAATTTTTTCGATTTTTTCAGCCAATCAGAATAAACTCTAATATTTTGTGCGTTATGACTTTTGACATACCTTCTGTAAGACAATTCTTCATCTATAACCATCTCGTGGAAGTCAACTTGATCAGCTGCAACACTGTAAACCATCGTATCAAAATAGACAGGTTTTCTTTTGTATTTAACTTTAAGAATCACCGATTTATTTGACAGCTTAATCAATTCATCCGCATCAAATTCGATGCAGAAACCCCGAAGGCCATCAGTGTAATGCGACCACATTAGTAAATTTGAAATTTCTCTGCTGAAACAGCAAATGCGAGCACTATCAATATATTTTGATATATTTTGTGAATAATCATTATCAAACTGTTCACAGTATTCAAATAATTGGTTTATACCTTCTGCGCTGTAATCTGGTTCATCAAAACCCCATGCCCGGTAAACCTCAGCATAGCGACTTTTCTCATTTACTGAATGCGGAATCCCCTTTTGGATAATTGACCAACATTCAAACGGATCATTAAATGCTTGGTAATGATTGCAAAAAACTTCACTTTTTTTTAATCCCTCAAGCGAATGGTCATTAATTTGATGAAATTTAAAAACACTATTATGCATGGATAATTCGAAGCCTCAAATAATAATTATAATGATTATAAAAGACCATTAAGAAGCAATGTTTGTTTAATTGCCGATGCCGCATTTTTGATCTGATTATCCTGCTCTTTGGTCTTTCCTTCTTTTGTCGGTTTTTTATCTATAGACGCAAAAATGACTTCCGATTTTGTTTCATAGAAATAAAGTCTGTAAGCACCAGGATTAAATATTCTCAGTTCGCAAACTCTGATTTCTTTTTCATTATCGGGGGTTACGTCTTTAACGATATCATTATCAGGGAAAAATTTTGATGTTCCGTCTCGTTTTATGGCTTTTTCTATCCTGCCAATAACTCCTATTTGGGTATCTGCATCAAGTTTTTCAAAACCATTTTGAAATTTTGGACTAAAATAGTTATCTCCCGAAATGTCAAGTAATCTTTCAAAATTGCCTAATTTCTCACGTCTCGCTAAGACAATGATTTTTTCAATTTCCTTAGTATTTGCAGGTTCGCCATACAGGTTATTAAGTTCTGTAATGCTTCCATCACTTCCTGATAACGACAAAGGATGTATTCTTAGGTCATCACTCAGACCCAAACTGAACGCGTAACCGGAATTATCTGCCACAACTTTGAGGTAATACGCATCTTTTGGATTTTGACCGACAAATAGTGTATAGTCGTTTATTACCATTTCCTCCTCATTAGTTTCTGTAAAGTGGGAGTTGAATGGATACTTTGTAAATGCGCTGTATGCGGCAGATCTCAAAGTACGTTCCAAGTTGCCTATGCACATTGCAAGCGAATAGTTATCAGCCGAAAGCATTACCTGTTGAGCATCAGTAACAGTGACAATTCCATCCACATCGTTGGGATGATTTTTTTTCAGCGTATTATATTCCGTGTAGGTTGCTGAAAAAGCCGAAGATATAATTTCCGGCGCAATGCCCTCCGGCGTGCAGGTATTTAAATAAAATAAATTCATTTACAAAAGTTCAGATGAGTTTTTTTCAAATTGGTCAAAAAAGTTTGTTGGCCATTCATCTAATCTGCCATTATTATCAAGTATCGGAGAAGCAACATCGGTAAGCTGATTCTTATCGAGTTCAAACCAATGGAATTGCACATTATCGCCAAAATCACCGAAGCGTTTCGCTGCAATCCTTATTCCATCGAAAATATGGTCGCTATGGGTCTCAATAATAACCTGTGATCCTGTCCGTGTGCATAATGCTATCAGGTTCGCTATTTCTGTTTGACCTTTTGGATGAAGATGCGCTTCTGGATTTTCAATTATTACAACACTATTCTTTATTAGGGTGCCTACCAATAGTGCTGTTATTACCGGCAGAATATAACTGAGGCCAAAGCCTACGTTAGTCGACCTATGTTCATTAAACATACTGTAGGACATATCGCTCAATTCGACTAATTCAAAGCTAAACTTAGTGTTAGGTGAAATTTTATTTAACCAAGACTGGAGGACAAATATAAACTGATCATTTTCAGATTCTTTTAATACGAGGGTTTCGTCAAGATGTTCGTATTCATAAGACCTAATGCATTGAAGAACATTCTCACCGTTAGGACCTATCTTATTAATCAGGTTTGCATCATTATAAATTTGAATACCTCCCCTTGGACCGAACCTATCTGCTGCAATGTAAATTATCTCTGGAAAGTCTGAAGGCACATCTCCGCTTATTACTTTATAATCTGCTTCTTCAATTGGAATCTCGATTGCAAGGTCGCCAGTGTCAAACTGAACTGATAATCCGATATTGCCTGATGAATTTGAATTCCTAAGTTCTTTAGCAGTGCCATGTCCATACAGCAAAACGCTTTTTTCCTTCTTCGAAGCTTTTTCGAGCATAAGTAATGCCTGAATTACAGAACTTTTTCCGCTACTATTCAATCCTGTCAAAACTGTCAGTGGGCTTAGATTAATATCGCGTTCTAAAAAAGACTTAAATGCAGAAAGGCGAATAGACTTTATCATAATAGGTATTTTAAAACTAATGTATTCAATTTGGAATGGCGCTCTATAACCGAAGTGTGTTTTAGCGCGTTACGGGAGACTACTTGTTTAAAGCTATCTTTTGCAAGATAATTAAGGTTGTAGTCATTAATAAAGTCCTTTTTATTTTCTGACAGTTTCTCAAATTCTTCACTGGTAAGTTTAGAAAAGATTGCGCCCCATGTTTCAAAAAGTGCTTTGTTAACAGGCGTTTTGCGAAGACCGTAATAACTGGTTCGAAAATTATGTTCGCCGAAAATCAGTTGTGTTCTTTTCATGGCAGATAAAAATCTTGCTTCAATCATTTTCAATGAATCGATTTGTATATCGTCTCGATGTATCCTTTCATTAAAAAGCTTTTTTGTTGTTGAAGGTGTAAAATCTGGCATCGCATTGATAATTCGCATAGTATCACTCAAAAAAGTATCAACGTCACCGCTTTTTGGATATTTTGAATAATCTCTTATCATGAATGCGATACAGCGGAGTATGAACTCACGGTCGACCATTCTGTTAGCTTTGAGTTTATTATCAGTGGCATTTTTGAATGTTTGTTTAGAAGCCAGCAACTTCAGCAAATCGGTTGAGTTACCTACATATAATGCGTGTCGTATTTCCTGGTCGGTAAGCGGCACTCCACCAGTATTAATTCTTTTAAATATATTTCTTTTGACATCTTCAGGTGTTCCGGGATTGATGATTGTGAAAGAAAATTCAGTTTCCATAATCCGATTTTGGATATGAACTGGAAGGCCTTTAAATTGAAGATTATTAAAACTTGGACCCCAAAATTCAAGATTCTTTAATTTTATCCCATAACCGCTTACGCTTTCATCTTTTGTCTCTAAATAATTTTTGCCCAATACAAAATCACGTATTGTGCTGAGTCTTTGAAGACCGTCAACTACATTAAAATTGCCATCGTCATCAATTGAAACGTAAAACATCGGCAGTGGAATTTTCAGCATCAGGCTTTCGATGAGCCTGCATTTTTTCTCATCAGTCCATACTTCATTTCGCTGAAAATCGGGATTAAGGTTTATTGTTCCCTGTTTAATTCGCCTTAAAATTGTGTCCATTGATATACCCTTGGTATCAATGGAAATCTTCATAGGGTCAAACGGTACAAAATCCTCATTATCAGGAGTTATTTCGTCTTCTTCATCAACAGACTCATCGCTATAATCGGAAAAAAGCTGGAAATAATATAAAACGTCGCCTTCTTCAGATATCATTTTATTGATATTCAAATAAGATATTACAGGAAGAGATATTTCTCTAATAAGCTTATACCCCGCATCAGTTGAATTAACATATATACGAGGTCCAGCAATCTGATCCTGGTCCTTTATTGTAAAGAAAATTGTCTGATTTAAAGTGTTAATTTGAAGTTTTCTTTCGTCCCAAAATTCAAGAAGTTGGTCTTTATACCTGTATTCTTGTGTTGGGTGTAGATATTCGGTACGGGATTCATCAAGATAAAGATTAAGGTCATTTCTAAGCAGAAAACAGTGTGCCTCAAATCCACGCTCACCAAAGAAAGATTTCAGATCGTCATTATCATATCCTACATATAACTTAGCTTCTCCGTTTCCTTCACCAATTTTGTTGGGACCCAAAACAAATGAATCAGCGATTGTAATCCTGGTTTTTGTGTCCTGAATTGAATAAAGTTTGTTATTTATTAAGATGCTTTTCATTAGTTGCAGTTACGCTAATCCATAAAGTTATAATATTTAAAGGTAATGATATGTTACAAGTCTCCAAACCGAACAAAAATAGAGATTTTCGGATGCAAATATTTTTTGGGCTGTGAGATCAGAGATCAGCCAGCGTTTCAATTGTGGAATCCGATAGTGGTTTTTGATTTATATAATTATCAAAAATTATATAGGGATTGAGATGGAAATTATGGATTGGCTTTGCAATTGCTGAATTCTCAAGTGATACATAGCCAATATTTGTCATTGCAGGAGCACTTCTTTCGCGTCCGGGAAACATTAAAATATTTCTGTAACTGGTGTTATATTTTAACCAATCTGCATTAGATGTAGCGCGATTAAGCACAAGTTCATAAAAATATTGTTTCACTATATCACCAACTCCCGGATTGTTTTCCGCTTTCTGATTTATTGCGTTGTAATCAAACAGGTAATATTTTGCATCTATGATCAGCACTACAGATGTGGTATCGTTTCTAATCCACTTAATTACATCTGGCCGTAGTGTGTTTTTTTCAGTTGTTTTCCCAAAGGCCAAATCAACCCATTCGGGTTTTGAAATAAATCCAGCTAATTCACGGTATTCATTTCTGAAATTAAATGAAACAGCATCTTCCCAAACGTGTTCAAACTTATTTTTTCCATAAAGGGTATAGTCCTGTACATTCGAACTTGTCCCAATTTTCATTAATTCTTTTAAGCTTTTTAAAAGCGAAATGTCCCTGTCATTGAAAGTTATCCTTAACTCTTTATTGATTATTTCAACGAGATACTCCAAATCGCCCAGTTCCTCGATATCCGTAGATTCTATTTCATCAAAAGTGATCTCAAGGTCAAGGATTTCTGAATATCGTCCAGCAACATAGGATATCGCCCACTTGTGAATTCTGCTTATAATTGTATTGGAAATGGTTTCATTTCCTTGGGAAAACACATCAAAATAATATGGATATTTCGAAATAACAGGCTGTGATTTTTCTACCGTATAGTCCCATAAAATTTCGTTTCCATCATCCTGTGCAATGTATTTATTTTGGTAACTCCATATTCCATTGCTCAGGTAATCTTTTAGTAAAAAATCTGCAAGGGCTATTTCACTGGTCTCAGATGATGAAGACTGATCATAAAATTCCAACCTGTTACCAAAATAGCTTGTGTTGATGTCATATTGTTTCAGTATCTTAACAATTGTCCGTCCCTCATTTATGAGAGTTCCTTCAAGTGGCGATTTATGAAACATATACTTTGGTAGAACACAAATAACATTATTTGCATTTGCTGCTATTCCTACGTAGCTAAATCTTACAAAATCGTTTTTAATGGAAAGGAAGCCTGACTGTAAAAAAGCGTTAAACAGCATCCCCAATTTAAGTTTGATATAATCTATTGAATAATCCTCAACTTGTTCGAATAAATAAATTATGCCGTTCTCTTCGATTTGCATAGACCCTAATTAATTTCAATTGCATCCAAAGCCTGCTGAAGTTCGTTTGTCAAAATGCCTGAAGCATCATCGTAATGTTCAGTTATCTCACTAAATGTATCATATTTGAAAAATTGGCGATGATTATGACGCATTACGTCCTCTCGAAGATAGAGCAGAAGTTTATTCCTAATAGAGTTACTTTTAGTAAGTTCTTCTTTATCCATAAAAAATGGACCAATCAGGCGGTCTTCAGGAATTTTTTTTGCGATCAGGAAATCATTGATGACTTTTCTGAACTGATTCCATTTGTATTTTTTTAAACCAAAGGCAATTTCAGTATTAGCATGCTCTGCCTCATGTTCGTTGAGCGGTATGTATTCAAAATTCCAACGTCTTTTAAATGCTGCATCCATATGAAATACGCCTTGATCGGCACTGTTCATCGTTGCCCAAATGTACAAATTAGCCGGTAGAAAGATTCCATTTTCAATTAAAGTGTTTTTGTCTCCTAAGCTGTTTTTCAGATATTTCATTGCCTCTTCTGAGAGCATAACCTTGTACACGCTTTGGCCATTTTTACGGTCAAGTAACTGGAATGTCTCTCCGAAAACGGCTGCTGCATTAGCACGATTAATTTCTTCAATTAATAAAAGATAGGGCTCAGCCGATAGAAATGCTTCAGTAAGTGCTTTTAAAAACGGACCTGGTGAAAATGCGTAATCTATGACTGGTTCATTCAATATAGAAGGGTTTTTTCCTAAAGATTCTTTTGAATCATGATATTCATGCGCCAATGAATCTTTTTTATAATAGGTGGAAGGTTTGAAATTACCGACAAACTTAGCATACGAGTAATCTGGATAAAAAGTAACGCGAGACTTTCTGTTACCGAAAACAATGGATTTGTCCTCAAGAAAGTGGCTTTTTCCAGTGCCTGGGGCGCCGTAAACTATAATGTTATGAGGCGAAGTAATTTTAAGATCAGTGATTTTAACCAATTCCGCTGAATCCTTAAAAAATAATGTCCAGGCAAAAGCAAATTCACCCGCAGGGTTTTTATAGATCCCTATTTGGTAGCCAACCTGGTAAGGAACCAAAAGTTCTCTTAGAAAAAGTATCCCAACTGGTTTGAAAAATTTAAAATAAGGTTTTGTATTAGTAGTGTCTTTTATAAAAGTAACCTCAGATTCAAATTTGATAATATCTGGCTGTGCGGATATACTATCCAAATAAACCGCCGGATCAAAATTGGGATTTTTATAAAGAGGGGCATTGGTTTTTAAATGATTGTAGGTATGCCCAGCAATAGATAATAAATTTGACTTTGAAATATAATGGTTTACTTGAGCACCATCGCCTTCCCTTAATGCTGTTCCCCCAAATGCAACATTGTATTTTGCATTATAATTATTTATAAAAAAATCTTTGTTTGCTCCAAGATAGATGATTGTGTTGCCGCCATTAGCACTCCCGGCGAGCTTTCTGTCGTCTGTAGTATTTCCTTTAACAAATTCATTTTTTGCCCAATCTATGCCTTCAAATATATTTTCGACAAACTCAAAATTATTTGTTGTAAGAAACTTCTCAAGATCAGATTGCATTTGTGATATAGTTTATGTTATAAATAACAATAATACGCACAAACTGGAATTAAAGGATAATTTATTAGCTTTTGTTTTAGCCATCAATTAGCTAACTGAAATAGTTACCGTGTGTATTTGGTAATATCAATTTGTTTAAGCAAAGCAATAAGCACGTCAACAACAATACTGTTTCCTGCTTGGCGGTACATTTGAGTGTCGCTAACTTCTATTTTAAAATCATCAGGAAACCCCATAAGTCTCAAGCATTCCCTTGGAGTTAATTTTCTTATTCGCCCTTGATTATGTGTTACATAATTATCAACACCAGCACGATGCATTTTATGCATAGTCTGTAAAAGCGGACGGGCGATAGTCAAATCTGTTTTTGTACTTGTTCTGAAATTTTTTGTTCCTCCTGCAAGCACATAGTCACGGACTTTATCTGACAAATAGTACTTTTCTTCTACTTCATTAACATTGAAAATAAATTCATCTGAATTAAGTGACTCATATACTGATTCGAACACAAAGTCACCATGCCAGTTAAATTGTTGATTTGCTTTTTGACAAAGCGCAATGTTACCATTGATTTGCGTGTATCTTTTATTTCTGTTTTTCGAACTTGTTACGAATTTTACACCTTTTTCCTTCAAATAATATTTAGAATCAATGTAATCTTCCAGAAAATCCTGCATGGTATGTTCAAGCTGTACTTTTTCCGGAAAACTAAAACTTGCCTTTTTATTTCTGAAGGCAACAACAAAAATCCTTTCACGATGCTGCGGTATTCCGAAATCTTTACTATTTAAAATTTGGGAATGAATCTTATAACCAAGATCTTGAAATACATCCTGCACTACTTGCCAAGTTCTACCGCCGTCGTGGTTTACTAATCCTTTGACATTTTCGAAAATAAAAACATTAGGCATTGTTTGAGAAACAATTCTCGCAAAATCATAGAAAAGGGTACCGCGAATATCCTCTAATCCAAGCCTCTTGCCGACCATTGAAAATGCCTGACAAGGACTTCCTCCAACAAGCAAATCAATTTTGCCTTTATATTTTTCTGCATTAAATTTAGTTACATCATCGTGCCAATCCTCTTCATTCAGCATATAATTTGCCAGGTAACTCTTTTTTACATGTGGATCAATATCCCCGGCAAATATCACTTCATGTTTTAGGTTTAACCGTTTAAAAGCAGTTTCAATAGCACCAATACCACTAAATAGCGTACCTATACGTATTGTTGAATTTGGTTTGGAAAATAATTTTGAAAGCAAATTTTGCGTTTCAGAAAGCGAAGTTTCAGCTTCTTGTATGGTAATTTGGTCAAGCAGCGTTACGTCTTCAAAAGCCATATATGTAAGTTGGTTTTAACAAAAATAGAAATTGATAGTAATAAAACCAGACTTTTTAGCAAATTATTTTTCAACATGCTAAATTATCTGGCAATTTTTGTTAGTAAGCTAATTTTAAATACTATTAATTTTAGTCAGTTCCGAATAGAGGTTTTCAAGGGTCGAAGGAAGTTTATTTCCTTTTAAATCACATTCCCAAATTTCTAAAACTTTCCAGCCTGCCTGAGTGAGCAAATTAGAAGATTTTAAATCGTTTCGGGAATTAGTTTGTATTTTATTTAACCACCATTCCGATCTTGTTTTAGGAATCACATAATATTTGCATCCCTGGTGACCATGCCAAAAGCATCCTTGTATAAATATCGCCGTTTTATATTTCGGTAAAACAATATCTGGTTTTCCAGGAAGTGCTTTCACGTGTATACGATAACGAAGTCCTTTAGAAAAAAGATATTTCCGAACAAGCATTTCAGGTTTGGTATCCTTGCTGCGGATACGCGACATATTATAACTTCTTATTTCCTTGGAATGAACATCCCCCATTTTTATTATTTGGCAACTAAAGTGCCAAAATTAAGATACCTGTGAAGGCAATGGAATATGCTTATCCAAACCAGTTTCGATTAAAAATATCTCTTGCATTACACTATAAATATCTTGACCTGCAGTTTCGCAAACATCAAAGCATTGATTCATCAGGTAGTTGCGCTCGTTAGCCTGTTCTTGTGTATAAGTAGGCAAACCGGAATTCATGTTGACGTAATTATTGAAATCTTCATCAGGATGCGCATTCGTGCCCTCATCAACCAATTGTTTCATGAAAGTTTCTACATCTTTTATGGTTAGAATTGTGCGTATCATAGTATATATATCATAATTTATTAGTTAAATATAACGATTTTCTGTAACTTTAAGTATGGATTTTTGGAAAAATTTCGGCTACAAATATGACACTCTAACAGAGATTTCGGAATCAAATTTAATTTTGTTGGTTAACTCTATGAACCGCGAAGACATAATAGAATGGCTGTCATGGAATGACCCTAATGGGATTTACCACGATCAACAATCTTTAAAAGAATTGGGTAATATCATGTCCAAAGAAGAGGGCATAGAAATCCTTTTAAGGCAAGTAGAAGAAAATAGAATTGATTTTTCTAATAAATAAATTAAAAAATAAAAAAGTGCAGCTAAACTATTGCCCTCATTTTTGTTGATCTTTTGACATCCGCAAAAGACTACGGCATAATAAAGCGGCTACGTTCCTACGCCTGCTTTACCCTTCGGGACTTATTCCGTTTCCTTTTGCCTTTTTCGGGCATCTATTTTTTGCTTTCTTTTTTCCTTTTCTTTTTTAAATTAATCGTTGGTTTTTGGTTCGTTGAATGTCTTTTTTGGACTAAACCCTAAATTGCTAATCAAGGCTGAGTAAGTTATTTGACAACTTGCTAAATTTTTTCTTGTCGCATCCGATCTGTTCGGCATCCAATAAGTTTGAGTTACTTTACCGCCAACATTGGAATCGTAATATTCAATTACTTTATAATAGTATTCGGGTACGCTTATGGATATGCCGTTGTTTGAATAAGTGGATTGTTTTCCAAAAGTACCGCACCAAATTTTAACGCTGTCTGTTACCGCAGGAACTTTATAACCCGTAAGCTTTCTGCATAATTCTTCGGTTGCAAGTTCCGTTCCGATATTTTGCCCCTGATATTCCATACCCGCATTAAAAGTATAAGTGTCCGAAAGTAACGCAGCATCTAAAGACCAGGCCATTAAAATCCATGCCTGGCAATGACCTTTTGCAATCATTTCAACAGAATTAGGTTTGCCTATAATTTTATTCGCTTCCTTGTAAACGGATGTTTCATTTGGTTGCCCATAGACAGAGTGCCACGCTGAATAAGCACCGGTTCGCGGGAGTTTAAGCGTTTCCTGTTCGAGCCTGTGAGCTTTTGTATAAATGTAAAAGGTTAACACCGGCTTATGAGCTATCGTATCTCCAATAGATTTGAAATAAGGATTTACCCAAAGCAGGCAAGCAGGACAAAGATCTGATTTTTGAGTAGGGTACTTTTCTAAAGTTCCTTTACATAGGCGGCAGAAGGTTTTTGCGCTTTGAGTATGGATGAAATTAAAAGAAATGCAACTACAGTAAAACGCTTCATGGATAAGATTAGAGTGACAAGGTAAATAAAATAAAAAATCCCGAGCACTCGCTGCCAGGGATTTTTAACCTAACCTTATCACAAAGTTAAGTGTTACCTTAACTGTAAATAGTTTTGTAATATATAATTTTAATTGCCACTTATCAAATAGATAGTTATGGAAAAGCTACCTTATTCAGTCTTCTATCATTCGCCTGATGGTTTTTTTGTTTGCAAAACCGATTTCTTGGATTTAGATCAAGCAGAAAGGTTTATAGCTTCCGGTATGTTCACTCATGATGGGGCAGAGTTTCATTTTATGCTTAAAGATGGAAAACACCTTATTAAAGGCGAACCAAAGGAGCGCACTGAAAAATACTATTCGGATTCGATGAAATTCGCTGTGGAAATACCAGTGTCGGCATTTACTAATTTCAATCTAAATTAAGCGCCCCCTGTTTTCACCAAAGATCATCAAACCATAAGAAAACAGGGGGCGTTCTTCGGGCGGGCGATAGCCCGCCGCCGGGCAATTTTAGAAATAAGGGGGATTGCTCCCCCTTATTAGCATTTAGTTATAAATCAACGCTTCGCTTCCCTGCGTTGCAAAATCACGGCAAAGGTTAAAGGCGGTTTGCGCCCGTTGTTTGGCTGTACCGTCCATGATAGATTTAAACTTAGCCTCATCACTTTTGAAACTGCGTACATTTTGAAAATAGCCCGTAACGCTGTTGTACGCGCCAAATACCGTTCCTGCGGTCGTGTCCATTTGCTGGGTCTGGCTGCCTAAAGCATACTCATAAACATTATCTACAATATTGGTATAGTGTGTAGATAGCAGGTCTAATTTGGCCCCTGCTAAATTTTCCAAAACCTCTTTGTTTGGTGCCATTGCAATCTGTATCAGTTTTTTAACCTCTGCATCTGTAATACGCACCTTTGCCCACTGATTAAATAATCCTTCAAATTCACTGCCTAAAGATTTACTAATACCCATTAAGGTATGCGCCTGTTTAAGCCTCTCCGTAGCAGATGCCGTATGACGGATTTTAATCGCCCCTGAATGATTATTCATTGCGGCATTTAGTGTGTTGTTGCAAACTATCCTGATAGGCGTAAAAGCTGCGGTAATGCTTCCTAAACCATCGTGCGTAGTGGTTAAAAACAAATATTGTTCTATCCAGTCCTTTACACCTACCCGTATATAATCAGGCAATTTAGCGGTTATAAAAACCCGCTCGCCGTTACCCAATGCCCCCGCTGTTTCGTATAAAATACCATCGCCACCGCCTACAATCGCATCAAAGAACGAAAACGCATCACGGTTTTGTACTACTTCGTAATCATTGCCGACTACACCTAAAACCTGCTCGGTATCTGCCCTAACGGTTGCAAAAAAATTAGGCACTGCAATTTCAGGGATCATTATATCATCGCTGCCCTCGCCTAAATGGTTTGCGGTATCATAGGTAAATAACGGGCGTTTTTCCACTATATAATCCAGCCCTGCGTGTTCTATAGCTTCGCTACTAGTTGGGTAGCGGTCTATAATTTGCCCTAACCCGTGCCAGGCTTTTTCCTTTACGCTCATAAAGCTGTCTTTGCCTGTTTTCTTGTTAAAATTTATTTGATGTGCCATAACTTTAATTTTTTGTATTTAGTTCTATAATTTTTGTTTGTAATACTTCCACGTTCGGGGTACTGCTCACCGATAACTCGGTTTTTGATTGCAGTTCCTGTATAGCATCGTGTATGTTGCTATGCGTGGTTTTGATGGTAACTTTTACCAGTAAAAAAATCCTATCCTCCAT